GTAGCTAATCTTTTAATACTAAAAGAAAGGTAATCCACTTTTCTTAGTTGTTTCCATATTGTCTTTGATAATTTGCCCAATAAGTTTTCGTTCTGAAATACTTAGTTGTAGCAGTTGATCATAAGATAAACCACCCCGCATGTACCAAGCCATTCGCAACGCCTCTAGTCTAATCTCGTTTATTTCCCCGTCCATGCCGTCAACATATTTGGCGACAGCATCAGAGTCCAAGGTTAGGAGGCGCGCCCGAAAAAACTTGTCATGTCTAGCGTAATATTTTGCTTGTATTCGTTTTCACAATTGCCACATTTGATATTGACTGGTTGCATTTCTGCTTGTGTTTTATGCTCAATAACATAATCTTGGATACGATTAAACAAACCACGGTCGCAGTTTTTCATAAATTCAGAAATATAATCAGCCTCGCTTACCATAGCTTGCGGAGTCTTAATCATTTGTATACTCTGAGATAAGGCCATGACTGTCATTTCTGTCATTTTTTTAAGAGCTTGTGACATGGCGGCAATTTGTTGTGTGTCTATTTCACCGTCTGTGGGCATAGCCTGAAAAATTCGTTGTTCGTCAAATTGTATTTTATTATTATCTGACAAATTTTTATAAGTCATTGGTTTAAAGTAAATTTCAATGTCTCCTTGATTAATGCCTTCGCTATAATCAGGAGCTTTGATTTTATCTAGTACTGTGCGTAGATCTACTCCGTATTCATCTGTGGTATTGCATTTTGGGCATTGAGTAGCAAATTGCATTTCATGGCCATAACTAGCAATACGAATAGCTACCAAAATAGTATCAATATCTATAGAGGGAATAACCCAAGCATCTTTGATGTTTGGTACACAACTTTGAATAACATTAATAACAGCTTGACCGCTAAACAAGGCATCGGGTGTACGATAAGTGATTTCGTCTATGGCTGTCATGGGCAAAACTGGTAATTCGCCGTTTGTGGGCATTTCCAGCGCACCGGGTGGATAATAGTTGCCTTGACTGGGCAATTTGATGTAAATTGCTGGCTGTCTAAAATATTGACTTAACGGGTTGTTTGAAATCATGAGTTTTTCCTTGTATAAATATTAATTATGGCAGATCAATTCGACCCAAAAGAAATTCAAGATATACTAGATAGGTATACCAAGGCCCTAAACGACGGAACGCCAATTTCAGCAGAACTTTCGCAAAAAATGAAAGATGCTAGTGCGGGCATCAAAGACTACACAAGAAATTTAAAAGCCAGTAAAGAAGCATTAATGGGCAGTTTGAAATCGCTTGGCATGTCCATGGTCAACGGCGAATCAGGAGCAGCAGTTTATAATAGTACTATTAGTGCGGGTGCTAAAACATTTAGCAGTTGGGCTTCAAAAATTCCTATTGTTGGCAAGGCATTGGGTGGTGTAGCAGAAGCAGCAGCCGCTTATACAAATGCTGTTGCTGATCAAGCTGATGCGCTATTTAAAAGTTATCAAGATATAAGTCGTTCTGGTATTGCTACTGGAATGAACGATGCGTTCAAGAATTTACAAGATGCTGGATTTACCATGAAAGAAATTGGCCAATACGGCCAATTAATGAAAGAAAATTCTGCAGTATTAGCAACCATGGGCGGTACTACTGCTCAAGGCGCAGCAGAGTTTGCCAAAGTATCAAAAAACATTAAAAATTCTCAATTGGAAACACAGTTCATGCGTATGGGAATGACTGTTGGGGATATTAACAGCGGCATAGCAAACTATGTAAAAATACAGCAATTAAGTGGATCAACATTACAACAAAATGACAAACAAATTGCGGCCAGTGCCGCTGAGTATATTTTAGAACAAGATAAAGTAACTAAAGTAACTGGTCTTACAGCTGATCAACAAAATAAAATTTATGAAGGTGCGTTAGCGCAAGAACAATTTGCGGCCAAAACATTTCAGTTACAACAAAGAGCAGCAACCGGCGACGAACAAGCAAAAGCAGAATTAAAAAGAAATAGGCAACTGGTTGAATTTGCCATGGCCAAAGGCGGACCTGAGGCAGCTAAACAAGCTCAATTATTCATAGCCGGTGCTGTCAACACAAAAGGGTATCAACAATTTCAAAGAAGTTTTGCTCAAACAGCTGACTATATAGATAAAGGTGGTACCAATGTAGGTCAAGCGCAAAATTTATTAGTTAATGATGCTAAAGTTTTAGCCAAAGATCAATCTAGACTAGGCCAAGTTGGAGCATTTAATAATATATTCACACCAATACAGGAAGTAGGAAAATTAGCAGCTGCTTCAGTAAAAGATTATGCTGTGGCTAATAAAGATGCGGCGGCTCAACAACAAACTCAAATAAGAGCTACTGATGAAGCCACTGGGGCTATGGTTGATTTAACTAAAGATCAACGCGATATAACTCAGTCAGCTGATCATGTTATTAACAAAGGTGTCCCGCTGGTTACCAAAGGATTATCTGGATTATCCAGTGTAACACAACAGTTAACTAGTGTATTTGGACAGCTAGCTGGTAAAGAAGGACAAATTGGCGGTGGAACTACGCTACTAAACAAAATTGGAATAGGTGGAGCAGCGGCTCCAGTTGTACCTCCAGTTACTCCGCCTGCTGGAGCAGGAGCTGCCAATGTAGATAGTCTTATAAATTTTACAGGCGGTACAGGAAGCAAAACACATTTTCAACAACTTAACCCAACTGTACTGAATAGTTTTGTACAAATGGCTAGTGCTTATTTCAACAGCACCGGTAAAAAATTACAAGTAAATTCAGCTTACAGATCAGTGGAAGAACAAGCCAAGGTGAATTCTGGAACTAATCCTAAAGCCGCCCCGGGAAGAAGTTTGCATAATGTGGGCAAGGCAGTAGATATTAATTCTAATCAAGTATCAGACTTACAATCAATGGGTTTGTTGGGACAATACGGGTTTAGTACATTAAACGGCGATCCCCCACACATTCAAATGCCTTCTGCTGCCACTGGCGGAATATTAAGTGGTCCTACTAGCGGGTATCAAGCCACGCTACACGGCAACGAAGCAGTAGTTCCGCTACCAGACGGCAAAACAATACCAGTACAAAATAGAGGTAGCGGCTCAGTAGACCAAACCAATTTGCTTGCTATGGAATTAGAAAAATTAGAATCATTGCTTGGAGTTATGCAAAAACAAAATGATATTACTAGTAAAATATTAGCAAAACAAAGTTAAGGTATAGAAAATGTCACAATTTAGTCCAGAAGAAGCACAAGCAATTATAAATGAATATAATCAAACACTAGCCGATAAAAAACCTATATCTGAAGATTTAGCCAAAGCAATGAAAGATGCTTCTGCTGGTATTAAAGATTATACGGACAATCTAAAAGCAAGCCTTGATAAAGTTAGTAATGCCGCATTAAAGATGGGCAAGTCGTTAGTTCAAGGTGAATCGGGACTAAGCGTTTATAATGATACTATAGAAGCAGGCGGTCAAGCCATGGGTGCTTGGGCGCAAAAAATTCCCATTGTTGGCGGTGCGTTAAATAATGCCGCCAAAGCAGCATCCAAAGCAGTTGTATTAATTAATAAACAAGCTGACACTTTATTTCAAAATTATCAAGATATAAGTCGTTCTGGTCTAGTTACTGGAATGGGAGACACATTTAAAAATTTACAATCAGCTGGGTATACTGTAGCTGAAATTAAAGAGTATGGCACTTTACTAAAAGAAAATGCCACTTCTCTGGCAACATTTGGAGGTACAGCAGCACAAGGCGCTAAAACATTTACTGAAATTGCCCAGTCAATACAAAATTCAGATTTGCAAAATAATTTTATGAACATGGGCATGACTGTTGGAGATATTAACAGCGGAGTTGCTAACTATATAAGAATTCAACAGTTAAGTGGGTCGACGAGAACACAATCCAATACAGAATTAAAAGAAAGCGCACAAGAATTTATAATGCAGCAAGACAGGTTAACAAAACTAACTGGTCTAAATGCCGATCAACAAAATAAAGTGGTAGAACGTGCTTTAGCAATGGAGCAGTTTAATGCCAAACAACAAGAACTACAACAAAAAGCAGATGCTGGCGATGAAGCCGCCAAAGCAGAAATCGCCCGTAATAACGAAATTCTCCAATTTACTGCATCTAAGTTTGGACAAGCAACAGCAGATGATGCCGCACAATTTTTAGCAGGAGCAGTTAATAGTCCTGGGTATCAAAGATTTCAAAGGGCTTTACCGCAGGCTGCCAAATCAATAACAGACGGTGTTAAAAATACTGGATTAATACAACAACAATTAATAGAAGGAGCCAAAAAAACTGCTACTGAACAATCAACACTTGGTACAGTGGGTCAGTTTAGCAAAGTTTTTGGTAGTATGTCTGAATTTACAAAAGCTGCTACTTCTTCCGTTAATAATGTAACTAAATCCAATGCTGAAATTACTAAACAACAACAAGATCAAATTGATGCAACAGATAGTTCAGTTGGCAGTAGTGTTAAATTAAGACAAAATCAGCGCGATACTACACAATCATTGGATAAGTTGACTAACGTTGGTGTTACACCTGTAGCTAAAACTTTTTCTGCGTTGACTTCAGTGGCACAACAGTTGGCCGGGGTAGGTGGACAAATAGCTGGCAAAGAAGGACAAGTGGGTGGTGGAACTACCTTGTTAAACAAAATTGGAATTGGCACTCCGCCTAGCTCTGCCGCTCCTATTTCAACAACACCTGCAACAACACCATCAGCTCCAACAGGCGGTGCCGCTGCACCATCAAAACCAACACCAGGTGCTGAAAAAATATCTCCAATTGTAGAAAAAATAAAAAGCGAAGCATCTTCAGAATCATCAAAAGGCGCAAGCAGTTTAGTAGCAGGTATGGATGCTGTTAAACAAATGATTATACGACACGAAGGATTAAGAACACGCCCATATCAAGATTCGTTGGGGCTGTGGACAGTTGGCGTTGGTCATTTAATTGGTGATGGTAAATCATTACCGGCCAACATGAATAGAGAGTTCAGTCAACAAGAAGTAATGGATTTGTTTGAAAAAGACTTTGCCAAACACTATACTATTGCTCAGCAAACACCTGGCTGGGATAAAGCTAACGAAACAGGAAAAGGTGCCATGATTGATTTGGCATTTAATATGGGTCGTTGGTGGCCTAAGTTTCCAAATACAGCTAAAGCATTAATGGCTGGCGATTTTTCATCAGCCGCTGCCGGGCTACGGGATAGTAAATGGTTTACTCAAGTGGGCAATCGAGGTAGTGTGATATCATCAATGATGGCACAAGGTGGTGGCGGAATGAAACAATCAGCAGCTACAGGTGGTATTTTAAGTGGTCCAACCAGTGGGTATACTGCCATGTTACATGGCAATGAAGCAGTAGTTCCTCTTCCAGATGGAAAATTTATTCCAGTAGCAAACATGGGCGGATCTGATAATTCTTCGGAAAATAACAAGATAATCTCAATGAAGATAGCCAAATTGGATCAATTGATAAGCGGAATGATTAAAAACAACAGCTTGTCGAACAAGATATTACAGCGACAAAGCTAAACAACTAAATATAAGACTATGGCAATTAACAACGGCAAAAATGGACGCAATGGCGGCTGGCGCAAATATTTCAAGGTAGCTGATGTAAATCAGTTAGGACAATTAAGCCCAATTTCAGGTAAAAACAACTTTGGACTTCCTGGGTATAATCGCCCTGGTTCAGACTTTGAAAGTGGGACCCGTAACGAGTTTGCTTTTCGCAACTATGCATCTCGCTTACCAGAAGTTTATTCTGGACATCCTAATCGGTTAGAGCGGTACAATCAGTATGAAAATATGGATTGTGATAGTGAAGTTAATGCTTGTTTAGATATTATTGCTGAATTTAGCACACAAAATAATGTAGACAATAATACACCTTTTGATATCGAGTTCAATGATCAACCAACTGATCATGAAATTGAAATGATTAAAAAGCAATTGATACAATGGACTAAACTTAACAAATTAGATCAGCGTATATTCAAATTATTCCGTAATACTATTAAGTATGGTGATCAAGTATTTGTACGCGATCCAGAAACATTTGAAATGTACTGGATTGACATGATTAAAGTTGCTCGTGTTATTGTAAATGAGTCAGAAGGTAAACGGCCCGAGCAGTATATTATTCGCGACATTAATCCTAACTTTCAAAACATGAGCATGGCGGCTAAAACAACGTCAGACTATTATGTAAG